GTGACCAAACCCGTTTGAATTTGCCCCTATATTGTTTTGAAGGGCTGCGTGACCAAACCCATAACCTTGATTGGAAATATAAGAAGTTGAACTCCAAATTGAATCCTGAAACAACATCAAAATATTATTCGAAAAGCTAAGAAGTGGTCTATATTTATTTCTGTTTAGTACTGTTACATCATTAGTATTTGTGTTTATTGTTCCTAAAAATGTCGGCGAAGTATTAAATACAGATAACCCGGTTCCTGTCTCGTCGGACAGCGCCCCGGCTAGCCCTGCTGAATTGACGAGCAGATTCTGTTTTGCTACTAAATCATGTGTTAACCGCAAACGAGAAACATAACCTGTATTTCCTGTTGAATCCGAATTGGCTTTTTTGCTTGCAATTTCATTAACCCATCTTGTAGTATCCGTTGCATCGATGGTTTTTGCCAAAGAGCTGTTCCAGCTCCTTACCCCTGATTTCAAAAAAATAGAATCAGCGGAATAGATGGGTTCTCCGAAAATATCGCCTGAATGACTTACCCGATTTGATGCTACATAGCTAAGTTTTACGTTATTTTCCCAGACCACAATGTCAAACCCGTTTTGATCAACATCATTAATCGAATAGTCGATCACAGCATCATCAGATACCCGGCGAACATAAGGCACTACGGTCACATTATTCGAATCGAAGGCAGACGGGAAGAAAATTTGGGTTTCCCCCGAATTGATTGTCGTGCTGCCAGAAACTATATCGGAAACCAACAAACCAAGGCTATCAAAGCTTGCAAGCCGATCAAAAAGCGTTCGAAGGTTCACCCCGTCTAAATCCTCCGACGGGTCACGCATTTTTGAGTAGTGGAATTGCCCTACAGAATCTCCAGGGTAAATTATAGAAGTACCTCCTACTTTTGCGGTGTCTCCATTAAAGTACTCTCCAGCCTCGAATTGAGTAAACCCAGCGAAAGGCAAAAACAGTAGTAGAATTAAAATTAGTTTTTTCATCATATTTATTTTATTCGTTACTAATTACATAAGCAACCCAACTCACATAACCATCAACCGGGACCTTCATTGTAAAATAGTTTAAGTGGCTAACATCGGTTATAATTGGTGAGAATGCTGCTGCCCCAGTTGACCCATAAGGAATTACCATATAAGTATCAGGAGTAACAAATGGGGTTGCAAACGTTACATTATAGGTTCCTTTAGTAAAAAACGCCCTGCCTGATTTCAATGTTGATAACCGTTTTGGAAAGTACACCATAGTTGACCCAACACCTTTATAACCAAAATATGGATCATATAATTTTCCTGGACCACCACTTTCTATCCCTGAATCAGCTAACATAGCAACTAATCTATCATCTGATGTGGCAGTTGTTTCTGTTGTGGTATCTCCATTTCCAGAAGTAGCCCCCGATGAAGATTCCTCAGATGCAAAATTAGTAAGTAATTCAATAGTACCGGGCTGAATTATCTCAACTGCTTCACATGAAAATTGATTTGTTTTATCTGCGTGTGAATAACTGATTATTTGGTATTTTAAGTCGTTGTGATCAATTAATCTTGTGTGTGGGGATATTAACCCACGTCCTGGGATATTCTTAACCCTTACAGATCGTCCGTGTGCTTCCAGAACAGCAAATAAATATATTTTAGCTAAAGTACCTGAATGATTTGTGGATACCCATGTATTAGTAGGGGTTCCATCTAATAAAGACATATAATTTGTAAAAAATAAGCTGGCATCTTCTGCATTATCAACCGGGGCATCATTTTGGGTAAATTCAACTTCATCTGGTATTTCCGTAAACTTATTCACCACACTATTCATTAGTGGTTGTCCTGTTAATACACCTGTTGATGGTGTTTCTGATACTTCCTTTGAATAAAAACGAATACAATCAAAAGCAACCCCGGTATATTGTAAACTCAAAGTCTTATGTTCTGAAATCAATGTGACACGTAATTTCCCACCTGGAAAACCAACTATTTCAATCTCTCCAAAAGTCCAATTAATTGAATCGCTCTTATATAAAGCTGTTTCTTCGGTGGTAATAAATGTTGCCTGGGTTACCCACGTTTTTGTATCATTATCTAACCAATGTGTAGTTACACCTTCTGAATTAACAACCTCCACGTTTATTTTACAGCTTTGTTTTGTATCAAATAGTGTGGATGAACCTATCATTGCATAATAAAACATAAATACATACACTTTAGTAGTACTTGCTTCCAGTACTTTTGCATCTGATAGTTTTGTGCGGATCCAATAATCATCTTCAAAAACAGTAGGTTCTTCAATGTACACGTAGTCCCTTGTTGCGTTGTGTGTTCTTATTTTTACACCCAAATGAGGCAACGGGTCTAAAGATGGTGAATTTTCCCAACCGGTTAATAATAACACATCGCTGGTATTACCTGAAAAATCATCCCCTGCACTATACCCCGGATGAATAGAAAATTCACCATTTAAGATAATTCCCTGGGAATCTATTTTTCCAAAATTTTGACGGACTTTTAATTCCTTCCATCCTTTATTCTTCTGAACTGAACCACCTGTGTAAAGTGTTACTCGATCAGAACCTAAAGTTGATTCAATGTGTTTTTCACCATCTCCGGTATAAACATCAACGTAAGAACTGTCGTCAGTGTATTCGTAGCCTGAAATACCGCTATAAAAACTCTCAACGTTACTTATTACCCATTTACCATGAACCTGGCTTAAACAGGCTGAATATGTCCTTAAAACGTCCCTCAGCATTTTCTCTAATGTCCAACGTGTTTTTTCTTCTGTAAAAACGTTAGCATCAAACATTGTTTGAACTAATGGACCACCTGTCGTATGCCCCACCTCATTAACCCCAATAGCATCTACAATATTCAACCCCAATCCGATAGCATCCATACATTCCTGAACCATATCAAAATGGGTAACACGTCCAGTTAAAGCAGTATAACGCCCTTTCAGGATTGACATTCCATCGGTAGCAGTAAGATGAACAATGTATTTTCCTTTTGAATAAGGTTCAGTAAATACTTCATCATTTATGTAGCCTGACCAATCCAAAACAGAATTCAGATATTTATCTACCCGGTATTCAAAATTGTCAATTTCGTAAAACTCCTCAAAATTACTTGATTCCTGACCAACAATCCACCCGGCTGTATCCACAAAAATACCTATCTCCATTGAAGTAGGTTTCAAGGGTTCAAAACGATCATCCCCCGATTTGTCCAATTTAGTTACAATAGGATTCTCGGAACCAACGAAATTCATTAATACCCCTGAATACCCATCCTGTGAGATAATGACCTTAATAACGTTCTTATCAAGATCGGTAAATTGTAGTTGATATTTCTGTCCGTATGCCATTATCTTAGGTTTCTATCACGTTTCTCAATCAATTGTAATACTGCCTGCAATTCCCCATTCTGTACCCTTAATAGGATTTCACTTGGGTAACCACTATTCCCAGAAGATGAATCAAGTTTATTGAATAGATTTTTTTGCTGAGATTGATTCAGCACCATCTCACCTGAATTTAACCGTGATAAAACACTATCCCCAGAAAAACTATTCCCTGAAACAATACCGCCAGAAGCATAAGCTGGAACAGATGATAGTTTCCCTGCTGAAATACCAGCACCTTCATTTTCACCACCCCCTGCTGGCCCTGCTGACAATTTAGCCTTTGCAAAAGAAGCTAAGGCAACCAAGGCAACACCCGCTGCTACGGCTAACCAAGGCGTTTTTAATAGTTTTTGAAAAGCAATTGCACCTATACCTGCTGCAATAAGTGATTTTCCTAAACTGGCACAAAAATCAGCAACCATCCCTAAAAGATTTTTGAACAAATCCCCGGCATTTGCTGTTCCTGCAAATATTGCCCCTAAACCTTCCCCAACTGAAACAAAAGCTGAATTTAAAGAATCAGTAATTAATGGACCAATATCTAAAAGAACCCCAGTTACTTCATTTTTCATAGCTGTTGCGGCTTTCACCATATCTGCACTTTTTACCTTTAATTTTTCAGTTTCTAAACCAACAGCATCTGCAATTCCAAGATTTAATCCACCTGCTAAAGGAGTAATTGATTTACTTGTCATTGCAGTTATATTTTCCCTTGATGCTGACTTTTTACCTGTTCCTGTACCACCAGTTCCAGAAGATGTAGCTGTAAAACTTTCTTCTAATTGTTTTCGGGTAGCTTCTCCAGCTTCCTTTGCTGCTGAAACAGCTTTTTCCTTGTCCAGTATTTCCTGATAATTAGGCGTTTTAATCGCTGCTAATTCTGCGTTGTACTTTTCCTTAATCCCACTGGCTTCGTCCTTTATACCCTCGAAAATCTTACTGAATTCATCCTTTATAACATCCCCGATTGCTTCCCCTTTCATTACCCGTTTAATAATATTCCAAACAGCAGTAGCAAGTTTTGGGATAGCAGTGAAATAGGTTTTAATTCCCAACCACATTAATTCAGCACCCATTTTAATCTCAATCCAAGCTTTCTGGAAAAAGGCTGAAACGGATAATGCTACATATTTTACAACAGCCCGGAAAGTCTCACAGTTTTTCCATAGAGCAATCAATAACCCAGAAACTAAAACAATAGCTGAAATCCAGATCATAAACGGATTTTTTGCAAGGAAATCTAAAGCTATTTTAATTCCTTTTATTGCCAGAATCACTTTCCCAACAATAAAAATAAGTGGCCCTATTGCTGCTACAACTGCTCCGATTCCCACAATCCATTTTTTAGTTGCATCTGATAAACCAACAAACCAACCTAAAAGACTAGATAAACCTGAAATCATACTATTAATTGCAGGCATCATAACCAACCCAAATCCAATAGCAACTCCTTTTAAATTAGTCATCACCTGTGCCATATTTTGAGCGGGATTTGCAGCCATACCCAAAGCAGTTTCCAACTCCCCTGTAGCATTGGCAGTGGCATCCATTGCTAATTTCAGTTTATCCGTTTCAGAGGATAAAACCATAAATGCTTGTTTTGCCTGTTGATCCCGTAAACCAATACTTTCTAACCAAGCTGATTTTGATTGATCTGACATACCATTCATCTTATCACCAACCTCGGTAAAAATATCAGATAAACCACGCATTTTCCCAGCGTTATCAAAAACAGCTATACCAGCGGATTTTAAACCATTCGTAATATCCGATTTGCCTAAAGCATTAAAAGCATTTTGGAGTAACATAGTTGAAGCAGCAGCGTCATTTCCCTTCCCTGTCATATAAGCGAATGAACCAGCAACCTCTTTCCAAGAAACCCCAACGCCTTTAGCGGAAGCAATCAATGAAGGGATGTAATTTGCAAAGTCAGCAAACTCACCAGCGCCGACCCTTTTTGCAGCAAATAAAGTGTCAATAACTTCCTGGGCAGAAGTGTTACTATCACCGATTGCACTTAATGATTGCGCCAAAGCACCTGAAACAACGGACACATCAGTGAACCCTGCTTTTGCACCTTTTAATGATGCTGCAAATATCTCAGTAGAACGGGCTGCATCCCCTATTTGTGATATAATCTTTTCGTACGCTTCTGGTACTGTTGATAAATCTGCCCCTGCTTCTGCTCCGAGTTTATAGATTTGATCTGATAAAGCTTTTAAACCTTCTTTTGGAAGTTGAGCAGTGGTATTAATTTTTGCCATGCCTTCTTCCCAACTCATTGCCATTTTTCCAGCAGCAGCAGCAGCTCCAAGTAAAGGTAGGGTTAAGAACATGGACATTTTTTTACCGGCGGTAGCTAAACCATTACCAATAGAATCTAAGCCCCGGAATTGCTGTTTCAGAGCTTCTGCATTCTTTTCAGCCTGATCGGAAAACTTATTTAAGGCTTCATTTGCTTTTCCTAAAGCTCCTTTTAACGGGGTTATATCTCCACCAATAGTTGCTATTAATGTCCCTATGTTCATTCTGGTTTTCCTTTCTTTTCGTTATACCTTTTTCCAAGACGTAGGAAGAAATTCTTTAAATGTTCAGCAGATTGAGGTTTTGTTTTCTCTATCTTATCCCATTCAAATCGTTCTATCTCTTTACCGTCTTTAAACATGAATCCCGGTTTTAGTGGCCTTCCTGCTGAGTTCCAAATGTTCTTAATTATTAATCTTGCTGCTTCAAATTCAACTTCTTTCTGGAACTTATATTGTGCTGTTCCATTCCCATTCTTTGTTCTAATTGCCCAATCAAATTCTACGGGTGTCATTCTGTAAAATTCGTGTACTGTAATTCCTAACCGGGCAACAGCTATTCCCGCCAGTTGATCAAAGTTTATGTCTTCGATATTTTGACGGACGGTTTTACGTTTTTTGGTGCTTGTCCTCCTACCGTTTGCAATGAAGGTTCTTTTGCAAAAAATTCAGGTATGAAACTGATGAACTCAAAAAAGCAAGCGTCCAAAACTTTTGGCACATCCTCTTCCTTAATTGTCAGTTCCTGGTTCATTTCCCATGCACCTGCTTGGAGGGCTGCGTAGAATAGCGGTTCATACAAAGCCACGTCTTCATCTATCTCTTCAAACCTTTTTCCACTCTTTTCTTTAAGTGCTTTCATTACCCAATAAGATACCCGAACTGGGTACTGTTTTTCTTGATAATTGATAAACTTTACCATGATTTTTATGTTTTTGATTAAATATTATATTAAATAGTAACTGTTTGATTCTCAATTAGTAAAATGATCTCCAACCTACCTATATACTTATACCTTTTTTTAAAAAAACCTTTTAAATCGTCTTAAAATAGCCTTAGAATAAAGATGGTTGTTTTTGGATAAAATTAAATTCATGATTAGAATTTCATTTAATTAGATTTAATCTAAATACAAATTATGCTCCTGAACTTGTGTTTTCAGTAACAAATTTCCCAGTAATTTTGAACGTAACATCATTTTCGATCACTGCTCCCATATCAATTGCAAACCCTAATTTTGTACATAAGGCTTCAAATTCTACAGTCGTCGTATCTGTATCGGGAAATACAATTTTGTAATTTCCTGGAACATCAGATTCAAAATCTTCATCGATCAGATCGTAATTTGTACGGTCAAAATGCATCTTTAAGGTGAAATCACCTGATTCTTTCATTCCCCCGAGAAACTCCTTGTAGTTATCATCTGAATCAAAAGTAGTAACCTCAATAGCGTCCCGTGACTTTTCTGGACCACCCATTTCTGAGATTACATTTGCCATTTGAATCCATGCTGAACTGTTCGTCCATCTCCAGAACGTAGTTCCAATACCTTTCGTGGCTTTTGCTTTGCCCATAATTTAACTCCTTTCTATTTGAAAATTCATAATTAAAATAACTCTATTATTGTCATCCCACTCCAGAACAAATGGTCCGTTCTGGTGAAAGATTGATAAATACATTGTACTATTTATTGTCAGATTTGAAATAGGGGAAAGTGTATCTCGTATTGCTTCTGCCAATACCCACCCTGTTTGATAGGATTTATTTCTGATACGGATTTGAACTGAATTCTCACAGATAATCGAATCACCTTCCATATCTGGACGATCAGGACTGCCCGGTGTATCATAAATCGTTACCGTATTTTCTGGGGTTGCTGGTTCACGTGCGATGAATAGATTTTGTGCAAATACCAAGCCTAAACCTGAATTTGTTTCCAACCAATCTTTTATATCTATACTTGGTGCGTTCATATCTTACACAATTTTAATTTCGTCTTTTATAGCTTGTATCATAGCTCCATGATTTCGATTTAAAGATGCTTCATAAAACTTTGCACCTGATCCTGGACGTACTCGTTTTGCTTCCATATTCTCATGTACCCAAAGAGCATAATTAGCAGAAAATCCAGCTATCAAAATAGGTTTTGTAGGACTTGAAACTGGAGTAACAAACCAACTTGAACGCAAATTACCAGTATCAACCGGTATTTTTGGAGATGTTTTATCCATATCCCTACGAACAATAATAGCAGCTTTAATAAGTCCTTTCATTGTCTTACCTTCAATTGCTTGAACCTCTTTATTCAAGTTCTTCATCACATCATCCAATCCTTTCAAATACGTTTCTGCCATGATCGTTACAAATAATAAGTTCTAACAAATTGATCCGTCTTTTTTATCATTGAAACTTTTTCCCGTGACATAATTTCAAAAACACCAGTAAATAATGAAGGGTCAATTAATCCATCTGAACTTGTTTCCGATTGTTCCCAAAGATCATCCAACGTTCCCAGAAATAACCTACCTTCCATGTCCAAATCATCTGAACAAAGTATTGTAGCTGTTGATGTAACTTCTTTACCTTCTTTACTTATTACTATCTTATACTTTTCATCCCACCGAACCTTTATCTCAACAGGGTAATCAAAAGTCATCCCTCCAAATCCATCTGGTACTGGGTTCCCCCAATAAACAGCAGTCTGAACGCAAACTTTTCGTAAAAATGATTCTATTCCCATATCATTTAATAAGTTGTAGGTACAGCGTAAATACTTGCTGATTTCCCGGTTAATCCTGCCAACGTTCCAGTTGAATCAAGGGCTATTGCTGTTTGCCCGTATGAAGTAGAATCAAACCCTGAACCCCATTCCCCCGTATATTCAATTGATGCTCCTCCAGCACCTTCTTTCTTTGCTGTTCGTTCCCGTGTGATTGCTACCAAGTGTGCTGCCAACCAACGTTCAATCTCTTTCAGCATAGCAACAGATAAGGTAGTTGAACCAAGATTATCAGTCACTATCGTATTCGCTCCACTTATATAGCTATCAATTACAGCATCCGCAAGGGTTACCTCATCCATAATTGCCTTAACTTCTGTTGCTGTTACTCTATTTGCCATCGTTTATTTCTCCTTTCTGTTTATCCGTGATTTCCACAACATCGGGTCAATTTCTTTCCTGATCATTTCCTTATCAAAAGATAGCCCGACCCAATCCAATATCTCTTTTACACTTTCATAATTTCCATCCACTAAATCTTCTGGCCAAATAACTTTGATATTCAACCCGGCTGTAACCATTTCCTGAAACATCCGTTCATGTTGTTTTACCCACCATAACCAAGCTTCTCGTTCACTATTTACTCCGATTTCTTTTTGTCTATCTACACTTGAAAAACCACACATATAAGTAGTCTTTAAACAGGAATAAACAATATCTGATGGTTTTCTACGAACGATAATCCATTTTGCATTTGGGTAAGTTTGATTCCAAAGTTTCCATAATTGACAAAGGTTTGAAGATTTATACATCCAAAGTTCTTTTCCTGAATACTTTTCACTCTTCAAAATTTTAGAAATAAATATATCTAACTGTAATTGCGGAAAAATATCATGTTTTCCTGGTAAAGGATATTGTCCTAACGGATCAGAATCAAGAAACTTATAATAATCTGACATCAATTTTTTTATCTGTTGATTTTCATACATCCCATTTGTAACCCCAGTAAATGCCCCTGACAATTTCAAAATTTTTGCAACAATAGTCCTACCTGAACGCTCTGCTCCAGTTACAAATATTGGTATGTCTTTATAGTTACTCATTACCTGTATTTATCAGCTATTTTTTTACTTGTGTTCAATAATTGCTTCCCACCCAATTTAACTGTCTGTTGTTCCCCATGCCTACGATAAATAGCAAGAACAGAATCACAATATCCTAACTTAAAACCAGCATTTAAACATCTTAAATTGAATTCATACTCCTCGGAATCAGGTAATGTTTCATCAAATCCACCAAGCTTCTCAAATACCCTTTTCCGGTACATGGTTGTAGCAGAATGGATGAAATTATGTTGGAGTAATTCAGCTTTTCCACCGTTCTTTACCTGTGGTGTATAGATATGTTTATTCCCTGTATTTATAATCAACTCCTCAGCCTTACCATGTATAAAATCTACCCCGGTTCTTTCCAGACAATTAACTGAATCCTGAATACAATTCGGGGTTAACATATCATCATCATGTAAGTACTTGATATAATCTCCAGTTGCCTGTGAAAGAACCTTATTAAACTGAACAGCCCACATACCTGGACCCTCTGAAACGATTAACTGACAATCCAATGGAACTGAATTAATAGCATCCTGTAACCACGGACGATTGGGATTCTTTTTGTAAGGGATTATGATTGTTACTTTACATTTCTTTTTTGCTGGTTCCAAAAATCTAACATATTTACTCACCCACGGATATCGTAATGCAGCATCTGGAATCCTAGGTTGTCCATGAAAACAAACAATAGAAATATGTTCGGGCAATTCCATTAATATCCTTTGTCCTTTTGTACTTAATTTGAATGATGTAATCTTATCCGTAATTGCTTGCCAGAATGTATCTGCTTTACCAAGAACAGAACGAAGAAAAGCCTGATCACCACCTCGATTATGAAACGTCTTTATAAATTCTACTGGCTTTTTAATCCAAGCATCCCAAACCTTACTTATTTGTTCTGAACCCTTTGGAAACCACATCACCCCTGATTGTAACCCATTGGTCGTGTCTGGTTGAAAGAAACCCCCGAGGCATATAAACTTATCTTCATTTCCTACAGGTGGTAAAATGCCGGTTAAATCACCAACAACAGCTGTATCCAAATCCATGAAAAGGAAAGGCCTGTATTTTTCCATCTCCGGGGAAAACATATTCAATTTACACCACCACCCATTCCAAGTTTTGTTTTCAAATGGAAGTAATGTTAAACCATCTAATAATGTTTCCTTATCAACAGAATCACACAAGCAGATAACCTGAACAGGATCACAATTTTTATGAATATGATTTGAAAGCAATTGAACATCTGAGAAATGAAAATCACCACCCGTATGCCAACATAATACAACTGTTTTAATTTCTTCCATGATTATTTTTCTTTAGGTATAATGCGTCACCCCAACTTTTACAAGCCATCTGAGTAAATACTCTTTCAAATCCACGTGAACCAAGGAATTCATCTAATTGATCAACATGAACACAATCTTTATAAACATCCTCGGTATTTATCTCCGTATAAATAATATCAATATGTTTCAGGGTATTTATTGAACCTTTTAGGACTTCTAATTCATACCCCTGAACATCCATATTCATCATATTGAACCAAGAAATAGGAAATTGGTAACTATCTAATCTTCTCATTTGAATAGTTTGCTTTGAATCGAATGTAATATTTGGATAGGTTTTCAAGTGTGTTCCAGGTTCCAATAATGAACTACTCATGCCCTGATTAACAGTTTCAATGAACATTTCTTTTTCCCCTTCTTCATTTCCCAATGCTACATTATAAGTCATTGCACCAATAGGTAAATTTTGTACTAACTTTTGATATGTAACAGGAACAGGTTCAAACCAAGCAATCTTTTTAATTCCATGTTTCTTATACACATCATACTCCTGTCCTACGTGTGCACCTACGTGTATAACCCCCGTTATATCAAGGTTAAATTTCTGTATCAATTGTCCCAAATCTATTAACATCATTTCTTTATTTAGCGTAAATCATTCCCCAAGCATCTTTTCTTGCTGGGATTAACTGTGAAATCTTTTCCTGAATCTCTACGATTGTATTCCAGATTGTTGGCCGGAAAGTATATGAATCAGTATCCTGCATAAAGAATTCCGTATAACCTAAATTCTGCAAACAACCCAAACAACCTTGTAAAACATCAATAGATTCCTCGGACCATTCAAAAGAAATCAAATCCACTTTCTGAGATAACCCTTTTAATACTTCAAATTCAAACCCCTCAACATCTACCTTTATTTCATCAGGTTTTCCAAATATTTTAATCAGTGTATCCAACGTAATTGTGGCCACTTGAATAGGTTTTTGATAATGATAATTTGCAAACCTTCCTTCATTTTTCCAGAAATCTGAAGCAGTTGAAAGAACCCCGTGGGCAGTTTCACATACGTAAAAATCTTGCAATTCTTTATTAGTGTCTGAAACCAACAGATTTATGATAGTCACGTTTGCCATATTTCGGAAATGAAAACGGGCAATGCGGGCAATTTCTGGATTTGCCTCAACACCAATAAATTGATCTTCTGGATTATAATTTGCTTCAATCCATTCCCCAATGTTACAACCAATATCGAATATCTTTCTGCTCATAATTTTATCCATTCTTTAGGAAAATGTTTTTGCCTTGTTTGCTCCCCATCCATCGTAATTTCTGAGGAGTATATAATTTTTTTGTCTTTTTTTTCATTTACTAATGCAGCCCACTGGCTAAATGAACTGTTTGCAATAACAAGGTTCTGGCACTGTCTCATTAAATCCCATGAAAGAAAATCGGGCAAATCAATGAATACCAATTCTGCATTAAAATAAACCTGCCTAAAATTTGCAATACACCAGGGTAGATCATCTGAAAAAATGTAAATTAAATCACTTGATATTTCCTGTAATGCTTCCAAATAATAAGAAAAAGAAAGCGTTTTAAACCCTGTTGTCGTTAAGTAATCCCCTCGACGAACATGAATACCCGTTACAACCCTATTTTTAGCCGTTTTAAGCAAGTTTATATAATCAGTAGTATAAAAGGATTCCTTTACCCGTAAAGTTGATTGTAGCCCCCTTAAAATAGGTTGATAATAGAGTAAGTATTGCCAGTACCCCCAAAAGTTGCAATTATCAAGGATTAATAGAATTGGTTCATACCCTTTTTCATGAATTTCTTGCTGGTTTAAGAAAGTACTAAATGATACTTCAATATCAAATTTATCAAGATTATATTCCCGGGGTGAACCTTTTTGTCTGTGATCAAACCACGAACGATCATAAGCAACCTCAATACCATTAGCTTTCTGAACTTGTCCAAAAGCATATTGATACAATTGATTACCTAAACCACCCATTAATTTAATCACATTCATTGTAACACCTCCCAGATATTAGCTTTTTGGAAACAATCAATCTTACTATTTGAAGAACAGTTTATAATTTCAATACCTCTACTTTGGGCCTGTTCTGCAATCAAAGGAAATCCCTGTAACCACTTTGCCATTGTATCTTTTAACCCATCTAAGGGTGAGGTATAAACCTTATGCCAATGTTGATTATTATTAGCATCCAATTGCATATCAAACCCTAACAGGATAATACGTTTTGCCCCAAATTGAACCGCAAGGTTGATCGCAGCAGCCCCACTATTAAAATTCCAACTTAATAATCCAGCGGGCTCAAATGTTATACCTTGTTTCTGCCTTGGATTTCTTGCTACTAATTTTACCCGTGAATCCCTTATTTTCTCTGATTCAAACGAGACCCGCAAACCTTTAAAATTTAGGATACCTTCCTTTTGGGTTTTCCAAAAACCATCATCGCCAAAAAATAGAACATCAATCCAATCTCCTAACTGAAAGGACATATTAACAGCAATTACATGTTGATCATGTATGAGGGATAAATATGGAGAATACACTGAAGCATCTGCCTGACCGGTATAGACTTGCTCTACTACTTCTCTGGGTATTTGAAATTGATCAATCAATGAAGTTCCACCCCCAATAACTATACAGGTTCCATCCTTCCAAATTTCAGGTACTCTCCACATATCCCTTAATTATTTAATGCTTTACACAACTTTTCTGCATCTTCTTGGGTTGGTAATGGGGTTATATTTATCGGTTTATCTGTGTACCGATTAATAACATTCCAAGCACCAACTTTTAATTGTTGAACCTTCCAAATGTTTTCTTTTGGTGCAGGTTTTGTTACTTGCCCTATCTGACTGGCTAATAAATCAGCATCCAAGCACTGTAACGATTTAAGGAACATTTGAGGTATATCAGTAAGGAATACGTCAAACACTTGTCCCGGTTTAATTATACCACAACCAACTACACCACGTAATGAACCACCTCCAATTTTCTTCCAACGTAATTTAATTGGTCCCGTTTCTTTTTCTGGTTCATCTTCTTGTTCAGGAATAGTGTCTTGAATTTCTTCAATAATAGCTTCATCAATAGGTTTTACAACCTTTTTATTTTCTTCCACTTCTTTTTTTGCTCTTGCCATGATTAAACCTTTTTAAGATAAAAATAAATGACATGATTAGTCAATTTATTTAGATTAGAAACTGCCAGCTAAGTGAACAATTCCTGTCTTGTTATTATGATCTGAACGAATTTGAGGAACCTGAATTGTCATCACTTTGAATTTAGTTATCATATTTCCTTCAACACCCCACTGAACGTTCTGGATACCCATACCCTGAACTAAACGAACAACATCAGGTGTCATCTGAACTAAGAGAACATTATTTGCTGTTAACGTATCAACAGTTACAATATCTTTCAAACCAGCCAACTTCATGAGCCTATCACGGATAGTTACTCCGGGATAAAGTGTGGAATAATCATTATCCAATACTGCTTGGTACAGTGTTGGGATATAAAGATTCCAAGGACCATAATGCAAATCAGCAATTGAAGCTGCAATCATTTCCTGAACATCTGCAAGAATCTGAGCACCTGTTTTACCAGAAGCATCCCAATTGGTATGAAGCACCACATTTGATTTGTCAGGGTAATTCAGGTAAGAATAAATCTTAGTTGTTGTACCCCCGTAGGTGTAATCTACATTAGTGAATAACATCTGCTCCAACTTCAAATCAATAGCCCTACGTGCCATAGCAGCATCAGTAGTATCAAGAGGATTACCCATATTACGACTTAATGCCAAAGTTCTTGCACTGATTTCATAATCAACGTGCAAAATTGGGATAGGGAGATAATGAGTTTCATAAACCGGGCGGTTGTTTTCACCGCGTGTTACTCCATCCATTGTCAAAAGGGCTGTCATTTCCCCTGCCTGGGTATGCCATTCAAGAACAGTTGTACCCATAGCATTTCCAAGATTGTAAACCAGACCATTCTTGATAAGGTCGTTAATACCACCTAAACGGGTCTGAGCTTCTGGCAATACAGCAGCATCTAACTGTTTCCATTCTTCCCTACGTAAAGTAGTCTCATTAACATGAAACCCAGAATTGATCTGAACCTCCCGATAACTTTTTGGATCTTCCGCATCTCCATTACCTGAATAACAGGTTAAGTAAGTTCCAAGAGTATTTCCTCTTGCATCCCTTTTTACATAAGGTCTCATCTTTCCAGGGTCAACCCTACCACCAGTCATCTGCATCCCAGAAAAACCAGCACCACTTGCATCAATATAACCTACATTTTCCATATTATATTCCCTTTCTTTTTAGATTATACGGATTAAGATTCTACGATCAGCCGTTGGCCAGGTATCAGAACTTGATGCAAGATTAACTGCTTCCAAAGCTACCCCTACGATACGATGATCAACAGCATCAGCAGCATCACTGGCAGCAGAACTGTAAACCTGTAAGAAACCCTCTCCAGAAGATTCCAAGAAACTACCAATAACAGCAGTTTCACCATCATCCAACAAAGCAAGTACCTGATCACCTCGTCCGGGTATCCAGCATTGTACTTTCTCATCAGCTGCGTAAGCTGTATCAATTACCCGGCCTTGAAAATCATCCTCAACAGCAAACATAGGTAAAGCTGATCCGGTAGCAGTACTATGTGCCTGAACTGTGCCTCCAGAAGTTACCTCAATCAACATTCCTGGAATAATTGCTCCAGCAGCCGTATACTCCTCAAATATATTTGAGTAGTTTTTAATTTTAATTGTCCTTCTCGTTGTCATACCTTAATTCGTTTTAGATGGTACATTTACACCTGCTGGGAACATCATTTCACTGGTATTTGTTTGCAGCGAGAATGCCTGTTGCCCGTTAGCCCCATAATTTACTGGTGCTGGATAGGTTTTGCTCAATTTCTCAAGCATCCCGGTATCCATTCCTTTTAGTTCATCCTCAGTCCAAGAATCCTTTGCCGAATTGGTAAGGATGGATTGAATAAGGTTTGTTTTACGTTCTGCATTCAGAACCAAACCAGAGCGTAGCGATTCCTGTATCTCTACTGGAGCTGCATTAATAAATTCCTCAGCAGTTTTATAAACTACTGGTACTTCCTTCACTACCTGAACTTCTTTATTGACAATAACTGGTTCAACTTCAATAGGGGTCATCTTATCAATAACCGCTTCATCAAGTCCCATCAGCATTTCTTTGTCTTCCAAAGTGTAGGCAGTCATTTTGTTTGCAATCAGAGCTTCTACTTTACTCTCCTTGCAGATCGTACCTTTTGGGCACGGCTTTTTTTCATCTGCCATTTTCTGACCTCCTTCTTTATTTGTTTGTACAACTTTATATTTCAATTCCTTTACAACCTCCACTGGAGCATCTGTAAATTCTATTTGATCATTCACAATAGAGTAATTCTGTTGGTAATACTTTCTTAACGATTCATTGCCAACCTTCGTATTTTCCTGATATATCAGATATTTATCATAAATAGATTCAGCATAACAATTTTTAATTTCATTCCCTTGTGAATCTTCCACTTTCATTGATCTTAATTTCTGCCAGATCAAATCCATTATATCTGAATACGATAATTGATTTACCTGTAAACTTCTAAAGTCTACCAGCAAACTGTTCTGAATAGTTATGTCTTCATTTGTCATACCCTCCTTATTATTAGTTTGTAATTTATTTACACGTATCCCACAACCATCATCAACAGAACAAGCACCTACATCATTAGGTAGGATTGCAAGATGGTCGGGTTTATGATTTGTTGCCCTTGCTGTGTATATTTCACCATTCCATTCACCCTCTTCTTTTATCTCATCAGTAAATACACCGATAGAAACTTCCAGAACCTTATTTGCTTTTAGTGCTGCTATTGTAGTTGGTGAATGGACTGAAGTTTTATCAACGTTTACCCGAATCTTTGCTTTCAGTTTCTTTCCTTCCATCTTTGGTTCACATACATTCCCAACGATCTGTTCCTGTACTTCATTAACTGAGATATAGTTTCCTTCTGTATCTTGTGGGTGGTTTATCACTACTGGCATTCCTTCCCAGAATGAAGCTGATTTACTTAATTCTGTTGCTGGGTGGTATAGTGGACCATGTGACCCTCTATGTACACCCTCTACCATCATCACTACCGGGGCAACGATATAGTTCACCCCATCTATCGTTTCTTCCAGTATCTGGTAGGCTTCTATTTCTTTATTTGAGTACGTTTGCATAGTTCTTTATTTTTTAATTTCTTCAAAAACAAAATTACCTATCTGATCTTTTTGAATTGTATTATGTTGATTTTTTCCTTCAATAATATCATTAGGAATTCTGGAAAACGCTTTACAACTTATTCCATTTTTCTTATGTTTACACTTATTACAAATAATAATTGTGTAAGGTTCTTTTCCACCTATAATATCACTCATTATAATTCAATTAAAAATATTTTTAACTCTCCAGAAGTGTATTGTCCTGGTTGTTTAATTATTTCAACATGATCAACTACAAATTTAGAATCTCTACCAAATAGTATTTCCTGTTCACTTTTATGAATACTCAAATCTTGTATCAATACTCCATTTTTTCCTTCAATTACTAATTGAACTTCTTTTGTAGTAGATATAAATTTATCTTTTGCTGTAGTTGACATAAAAGCTTTATCTGTATATAAATCACCTTTTTTTAATTGACTTAAATCAGACCAACCAGAACCAACGTTATAAAATCTATTGGTTGTTCCTTTAAATTTTGGAGCAGATGCAATAAAATCATCTAACACTTTTATTTTCTGATTAAATTCAGCTGCTTTTTTAACAAATTGAGATGAAGAAACTCCTAAACGCAACCTGCCATTAATTATTGGATAATCATTGTGGGTATAGTCTTTAACAATTTCCAATTCATTTATATTCAAAGTATCAATATACTTATTCATTTCTATTTGAGCATTCTTAATTTGTTTTGGTGTATTTGGTGTAAAATCACCTGATTCCTGAACCTTCTCAACCGTTTTAACACCTTTCTCAGGCATCGTGGGCAAAGCGATGCATCTGCAGTTATGGACAATTAAACCTTTTGCAATATAAGATTCATCACCCTCAACACTCAAATTATACAGTGTTCTATTTGTTTTTAAGTTCCATCGTTTAATACTTTCAATTTCCCAATTAACTGTATTATATTTTCCACGATGGTTTGAAACAACCCTCAATAATTCAGCTCCAATTTCATCAATACACTGATTTATTTTAGTTCCAGTATAACGTAAGACAAACCAACCTTCATCTTCAATTCTCTTTTGACGGATAGCATCTTTTTCTTTATCCTGATGCCAATGTTCTCCGTCACATTCAATAACTATTCGTAAAGAAGGGATAACAAAATCAGCATTATAATTTAGGATAGGATATTGAGAAATGTATTCAATACCAATCCTATCTAATAAATCTGCCATCCTTTTTTCAATCCAAGTCATATTTCCTGAACAACGTAAACGAGCCATCCGGGCATTTAATCTTTTTTCAGGAAATTTCTGGTAAACTATTCTTAATGCTTCCTGTGCTTTTTCTTTAACAATTGGATCATTCATTGGATTGTTTAACTTCATCCTTTCCGATGATGCTTTCCGTTGTTCAGGTGTATTATTTACTTCATTACTTTTATCATGTACCCACTTTTCCTGTAAAATCCAATTACCTTCTTTTACTAATTCCCTTGTTTTCTCATTGGCTTTTCTTGTAGTCTCAAAACGATCACGTTCACCAGAAGCATATTGTAATTTATTAGATATGCTATTTTTTTCAGAAACGTTTTTACGGTGTTCTGGATTTGCCCATTGCCTGTCTGTAATATCTAAACTCAAACAAATTCTGGAACAATATTTTCTAAAATAAGGAATAGAAGTATTACAACGTTGACAAGTATCTGCCAAAAACATTACTTTATCTTCTATGGTACATTTACCAGCTTCTTTCCAAATCAATCTATTTCCTTTTTTGATTAAGATAGGGTGATTTGCTGTGATAGATATTTTAATGTCTCCTTTAAATTTAAAAGTTATTACTTCTGTATTCTCATTTCCTTTTGAACGTGGTAAAGCATAAACCTTTTTAAATCGTTTTTCATGCGTTAAAACATAATCACCAACTTTTACTTTTCCAATAGCTTTCCAACCTTCTGAGGTATATACTGGAATTTGTGAATCAACAAAACAATTCGGATGTAAAGGTATAAGTCCCTCAATCTCATTCAGGTCAAATATTTTACCATTGTTTTTTGCACATTCAGGGCAAACATTAAACCCAGCGTCAACCCATTCAGCCTTAACAACAACCCCTTCAACAGCCCAATTCTTGTATTCTTGAACCATGGCGGAATGATGTGCACGAATAATCTCGGTACGTGCTAAAGTCATTGCACGGTTTCTACTTATTTTGGTAGCATCAACAATTTTACCTGCTAACGAACGTGGACCATCTCCATCGACCATTCCCTGTGATAGGATACGACTGATGTTTGAATCCATTGCAGCAGTGATTCCTATCAAGTCCTCAAAGGTACGTGCATATAACATTCCTACTCTATCCATGTGAAATGGAGTAGACATACTTGCGGATATTCCACCAGTAGTATCCATTCCAGGTGTCCCCATTCCTGCTGTTCCCATCTCATACCTTGCCCGGGTTACACCTCGTTTATAAGAATCCTGAATGTACTGATCTGTCCAAGCTTTCTCAATAGGAGTTCCAGACGTAGGGATTGTAGTTATTTGTAATAGCCCTTGTTTTTCCTGTTGTTTTAACCAAGTCATGAACCCATTCACCTTTTCCTGAGATGTAGCAAATTTAAATGCTTCTTTTCCCGGAGTTTCATTTACAGTTATAATCTTAACCAGATCATGTTTTGGTTCAATCAACCCAAATATATCGTCCTCAATAATAGCTTTCTTAATATCACGTGCCAACATAGTAAATCTACGTTCCATATCCTTCATAAATTGAGAACGTAGAACAGTTGTTCGAGTGGGATCATAATTCTGGATAGCTTTATTAACTACAATCAGGGATTTATAATCTACCCTTTCCTGCTTTTTATATGTTGTTACTGCTATCATCCGTTATTGTAAATCCTCTGTCCAAATATCTGCTATCAATTCGTAGGCATCATTCATTTTACCTACTGCTTTTTGTGTATTCTCAGAATTATACCTATTTACATCTCCTGACATTTCCCGGTATAACTTAATGGCACATTTGAAAGCCTCCTTTGCTTTAAAGAAACTCTCAAACCCTTCTTTCATCTTCTGTTCTGCTGTCATTTTCTTTCCCTTTAATTTTAACCCTATTTTAAGGCGTTTTAAGCCATTATTCATTTGAAGGTGTATTAGGTATTGCTGTACCCGTTTCAATTGATTCCTCAGGCTGATTTTGTACAGGAATCTAATCCTTATCGTAAAAATTAAACATATCATCATAATACACTTTTGTTTCCCCTGTTTTTGTCATTGTACCTCCTTTTATAACCTTAACCGTAACAGCTTCTTTGCTTTTATCATGTGATATAAAAGACAATTCCCCAACAGCTTCTTTTCTTCTATGTATTAATTTTGTACCCTCTTTCATTCCTGCATAAGGATTTACACCTTTTATTTTATTGTACATATTTGTAGTCGTCTCAACTTCATAATTCAAATCCAAGGCTTTTTTATAATCCGCATTTCTTTTTTCTACAAATTTAGATGGGTGATTACTTATTCTTATTTCAGTGTCATTTGTATACCCATAATACGATCCTGTTTTTTCATACAACTTAAATTCTGTTCCGATTAACTCTTCCAATTTCTTAACCTTCTCATGTTTTTCAGTAGTAAATTCACCCATACCAATTCTTTTTGAATCAGTTGTATTTTCAACCTTTCCAGAAGCATCACCCCCTCCTGAACCAGAGAAACTTCCAGAAGATTTCTTCTTACTTCCTTTTCCACCACCAGGGCGTGGTCCACTACCCGGACCACCATTTACTCCTAATTCATTCTCTTCACCTTCATCATTTACATTTTCAGGTAAAGAATTTCCGTTCGCATCTAATTGCAAAGTTTGGATATAATCTGAAATACTCAACACATTTGCTTTTGTGATAGATGTTGTGGTATACATATATAATCCATTTTTACCATTAGCAGCAGCTATTACTTCTGTTTTATTCATACCTGTATAATATTCAGGATCCAAACGCAATGAATTCTCCTTTGGATAAACCTTCACAAACTTCACATTCTTCCCATCGTATGCAGGACTATTTGCAATCCCAAATTTATCATTCGTTAGATATACTCTACCCTTAGATTCTCCTACAGCATCCATTTTTGTTTTGTCAGAAAGTATGCCACCTTCTTTAATTTTTTTAGCATTCTTAGCCAAGGTTACATGATACATAACTGGTGGAACTGTTATTTGAGATAGTATTTCTGGAGAATTGATAAAAGCATCTGTCTTAGCTAACTCAGGATCACTAAAAGATGATCCATCAGATCCACCACCTCCCCCAGAAGATTTCTTCTTACTTCCTTTTCCACCACCGGGACGAGGACCAGAACCTGGACCACCATTTACTTCTATTTCTTCATCCGTATTATCTTTATCTTCTATTTCTTGAATAGGATTTCCGTTCTCGTCTAATCCTTGTTTTAAGTAATTATCCTTAATTTTCTGCTCAGAATCAATATCATTCTGTTCTTCAATCTTATATTGATCAATCATTTCCATTACCAGCGTGATCTGGTCTTGTGTCATACCTAAACAGAACTCATAAAATGCTTCTGGAGGCATAACGGATTCAGCCCCTACATAATTCTTAATAGCTTCTGAACGAACTTTTCCAACATCTACTTTATCTTTCTCAGATTGGGTAAATAGTTCTTCCCATTGTACTGTGTATTTCTTACGATTCTCTTTATTACCTGATTCAGGCAAGACACCAACCTGAATTAAACGGTCAACTAAAGGACGAACGATATAAGGTTCAGCAAACTCTTTTCTCCTACTTGTACAATAGGCATTCCATTCATCTGCATCCTGTCCTGAACTTAATTCCCCACGCTCACTACCAACAAGGATTCTGACCGGGATATTTGTAACAGCTGAAATCATCATTAGCTGAATATCAACGTGTGTTTTTGGGTCGGATACTTGTGAAGTTAATGGATTTAATTCAATCCCTTTTGTCTGGAGTATCCTCCGTAAATTATGCTCAAATTCATCGAACTGGTCTTCCAGAGCAGCTTTTTCAGTAACGCCCATTGTGAAACCATCCTTAACATCTGCCTGCATCCCCGGTCGTGCCCCTTTCCAAAACATCTCTGCTGAACCCCCAACAATCTTTTCCAAATCTTTTAGGTTATTGAATACTACTTCCAAACGTGAACAGGAAGCAATATCTGATTCTAAAGGTTCATCCACTACATGAATAACCCTTGTATAATGGACCCGAATAGTTGATTGTGCTGTGCCATCTGCATTTCCAATATTAATAGCATAAAGCAAAGGAAGGCCATATCTGGGGTTTGTTGCGTCTGTTACGTAGGTTTCAATAGTAGCATCGTTCTGAGAAAATGGTTTTACGTACAACAGTTTATTAGTATTACTTTTTACAATAGGATTAATTAACTCCTCATTTGTTTTTACATCTGAGAAACCGAGCAATAATACTCCATATTGCCCTAATCCAGTTAATTTATCCAACCTGATTAATTTACTCTTTATCTTTAATTCATTTTCAAGCTCTACCCATGCTATTTCCAAGGGTGTTTCCTCATCATCATCCGATTCAATAATTAGAACATCACCTTTCCAAGTCCTTTGAATAGGGCGGTTAATAATAGCCTTTGCAATACCGTGACGGACATATTGAGCCAAGAAATCCCGGAACCGTAATGTGGTAGGATAACCGAGTACATCGTACAGATTTCTCATCCCGTTAAATGATACCCCCATCGTATTTGCAAGCCCAAACCTGGAAATCAATGTCCCCGTCATATTCACAGATTCATTTACCTGTACTATTTTATTTGGTTTTGTTCTCATGCCCTTATTACCTCCTACCATAAATTTCCACTTGCTTTGAACCTGTCAGTTTACTATATGCCCCACTTGAAGCGTCAACCTGATCCTTATACATAGAGAAAGGGAAAAACCGAAATTCCTCAACATATTCCTTATTCCACTCACCTTTTAATAGGGAAACCTGCCCATTATTTACAGAAACAGAGAACGGGTCGGCACGGTAAACTTTATCTCCATGTGGTAGATCGGCTTGTGCAGTGAATCCTGTAAGATTCTTAGTTGTAGCCTCAGCTGATTGTTTACCACCCGACCCCGGTTCCTGTTCGTAATATACTTTCACTTCCACTCCATCTGCTTTTGCAGTTGCTAGAATTATGTCTTCTCTTTCTTCTGATGCCCACCTTCCACGTTTAACATCCATGACAACAAATTGATTCCTTACCAACTGTGCCATCTTTGTCCCAACTGTATAACAGGCTTTTCCTTTTCCATCAGCTTGTTCTTTTGTCCCTGCCTTATCCCAATACCTAACAATTTCTAATATATCCGCAAGTGGGGGCATTTTTTCCCGCATTACAAAATGATCAACCTTAAACATACCCCCACTTGCGGGTGTTGGTGTTTGTAGAACTTGCCCTGCATACCCATATTGCCCTAATTTAGCTTTCATTTCTTCCAAAATAGGAATTGATAAACGTACCGGGTCAAGTAATCCATCTTTATATTTTGAAACAAGTTCTTGTGGTTTTACATTTTGTGAACCTTCAAATATCTCTCCAGGTAAACAAATATGGTTTATTTTCAAACTGGGTTGAGAAAGATGATGTCCAGTAGGGTCGTTCTGCGCCACCCTTTGCATAATAGTGATAGTAAGAGTAACGGCTTTATTTATTTTTCGGGTGGATAGTGTTTGATCTAACCAGCGATTTGTAGAATCAATCTGGCCTTTACTATACGCATGTTCTGGGTCAATAGGATCATCAACAATTATAACGTGCCCATGAAATCCAGTAACCTTTGCACCAACAGATGTTGATAATCTTGTACCCCCATATTGAACCCTTGGTAAACGGCCTGGAATAACATAATCTTTTTTAATTATCCTAAAATTACCAATTGCCTCTTTATCCTGTTTTATCTCCAATTCAGGGTATATTGCTTGAAATTTATCTGACCTTATTACATCCCTTGTCTTATCTGCTGACTCTATACTTAAATCACTACCATAGGTTACTGTAATAAACTTCATCCAATACCAACGTGTCCAACACCACACATTCAACAGTATTGCTACTATACTTGTTTTTGTTGATCCTGGTGGTACATTAATATCTATATCTGCTAATTTTGGTAGGTTCATTCCCACTCTTTCTACTGCTTCCTGGCACGTATCACAGATATATTCCATGTGCCAGTTTATCTCTAATTTTTCTGAAC